AATCGGTGCACTGCAGGCCAAGGCCGCGAGCCTCGCCGGGTCGCTCGGCGACGGCATGATCCCAACCTCGGCCGCCAGTCACGAGCGCGGCGGAGGGTCGGGCAGAGCGAAAGGGGCCTCGCCAGCCAGAGGCGGTGCGACCGACCAGGTGTCGGATTGGCGCGCAGAGCTGCAAGAGCAGCTGATGGCCGAGCACAATTTCTTCAACCAATCCAAGGAAGAAGAGCTGGCGTTCTGGCAGGAGAAGCTGGCGCTGACCGAAGCCGGATCGAAAGCGCGCCTTGCCGTCGAAAACAATATCTACCAGCTACAAAAGCAACTAGCGGTTCAAAGCGAGCGCGACGCGCTCGCTGCGCTCGACGCTGACGAAAAGGTCACCGACGCCGTCTACTCCCGCAAAAAGGCGGCTATACAAGCCAGTGCCGAGCTCGGCAAGATCTCGTCCAAGGAGGAGCTCGCAGAGCTGCAAGGACTTCTCGAGACAAAATGGGCACTCGATCAGGACTATTTCGAGAAGAAGCTCGCCGCAGCCGAGAACGATGTCCATAACCGGCAAAAGCTGTTGGACGAGGAGCGGCTCGCTTATGAGAAATTTCTGACCGAAAAACAGAAACTCGACAACCAGGCCGCGCAGAACAGCCAAAGGGCTTGGCAAAGCCTGATGCAACCGATTCAGCGGGCCTTCGATACATCGATCACCGGCATGATCTTGGGCACGACCACGTTGCAAAAGGCGGTTGCCAATATCGCCCAATCAATCATCGGCGAATTCGTCAGTGCCGGGGTCAAAATGGTGACCAATTGGATTGCCAATGAGCTCGCGATGACAACGGCAACCGAGGCCGGCGCGGCGGCACGCACCGCGGCCGAAGGTGAGGGACTGGCGGCGGGGTTGGCGATGAAGGCATTGAATGCGGTCAAGAGCATCGCTACCGATGCAGCGCAGGCCTTTGGGGGAATTTTCGCGTTCCTGGCGCCAATCATGGGGCCAGCGGCAGCTGGTCCCGCCGTTGCGGGAGAGGCTGCAGTTATGGCCGCCGCGGGCGGGATCGCATCGGCCGCGGGTGGTTGGGTGGTGCCTTCTGATCAGCTGGCCATGGTTCACCAAAACGAAATGATACTACCGGCCAATATTAGCCAAGGGCTCCAAGGTATGATAGCCGGCAGTGGCGCTGGCGCTGGCGGGAGTCCAGTAGTCGTCAATGTTTCGGCGATCGACAGCCAAGATGTGAAACGCTTTTTCCAGAGTAATGGCAGTCTGCTGGTCGCCGCTCTCAACAAGGCTATGCGCAACGGCTCGGCGTTACGGACCACCTGATGGCTCTGGTTTTTCCCACGCTGCCTGGGCTGGCCTGGAGCGTCACCAAGACACCGACCTTCCAGACCCGGATCCAGCGCGCGGCTTCTGGGCGTGAATTGCGGGCGCTCGATTATCCGTACCCGCTGTGGCAGTTTGCGCTGGTATTTGACTTTCTGCGCGACAATCCCACGGCCGGCTACGACGAGTTGAGAAGCCTAATGGGATTCTTTATGCTCTGCCAAGGTGCTTTCGGCACATTTTTATTCCAGGATCCTAGCGACTTTCAAGTCACAGGGCAGCAAATCGGCACCGGGAACGCGAGTACGTCCGTCTTTCAGCTCCAGCGGGCAATGGGCACAACGCTGCCCAATGGCGGCTTTTTCGAGCCCATTACAGCGCCGAATGCCGTCGGAGCGATCTACCTCAACGGCATCACCCAAAACCCGGCGAGCTACAGTGTCGATTCGAATACCGGGTTAGTGACATTCAACACCGCCCCTGGCAGCGGGCTGATCATCACTGCAGACTTCACATATTATTTCCGCTGCCGATTTATCGAGGACCGATACGATTTCGAAAATTTCATGTATCGGCTGTGGCAGTTGAAAAAGCTCACCTTCATTTCGGTGCGGCCGTGAAGGCCGCCAGCCCCGCTCTGATTGCGCTGCTCGGTAGCAGCGAGCAATTTATCATGGCAGATCTCTACACGTTTACCTTGGTCGGAGGTTCGGTGCTGCGTTACTCAGCGGCACCCACGGCGCTCACCGCCAATGGAAATTATTTCGCGCTAGGCCCAAAATTCGAACGATCTAAGACAAAGGTCGTCACCGGCACCCAGGTCGATGAGCTCGAGATCAAGGCCTATCCAGAAACGACAGATCTTATTGGCGCCATACCGTTCCTGGAAGCGGCCTGGCAGGGGCAGCTCGACGGCGCGCTCTTGCAACTCGAACGCGCTTTCATGCCTACTTACGGCGACACCAGCCCGGGAACAGTCATTCTCTTCGCCGGTCGCATCTCCGACATCGATTGCAGCCGCACCGGCATCGACATCAAATGCCGATCACATCTAGAGCTTTTGAATATCCAGATGCCGCGCCGGCTGTGGCAGTCGTCTTGCACCCATGTGTTTGGTGACGCCATGTGTCAATTCAATCGATCAAGCCTGCAGGCGACGTTCTCGGCCGGGGCTGGCTCGACTCAGGCGCAAATCGCCACGACCATCAGCCCGAGCCCGGCGAACCTCTACATCCAAGGGACCATCATTGGCGTGACCGGGGGAAATGCCGGGTCAAACCGCACGGTCGCCAATATGGGCGGCGGCCGGATTTATGTGAAGCTCGCGTTTCTCTCGCCTATCGTGGTTGGTGACGAATTCCAGCTGCTTCCTGGCTGCGACCGCACAATTGCGACCTGTACGAACGTGTTCAACAACGCCATTCATTTTGGCGGCTTCCCCTACATTCCGACGCCGGAGACGGCAGTATGAATCGGAGGTCCTTGGTAATCGCGGAGGCCGAAACCTGGCTGCGCACGCCCTATCACCACATGGGCCGAATCAAAGGCGGCGGCACCGATTGCCTAATGCTGCTCGCCGAAGTCTATGAGGCAGCGGGCGTGACCCCGCATATTGATGTACCATTCTATCCCCCCGATTGGAATCTGCATCGCGACGCCGAGCGATATTTGGAGGGCGTCGTGCGCTACGCGCGGGAAATCGGCGGGCCGCCTGAAGGAGGCGATGTCGCGGTGTTCAAGTTCGGGCGTTGCTTCGCGCATGGCGCGATCGTGCTCTCCTGGCCACGATTGATCCATGCCTGGCACAATACGGGCGTCGTTTACGCGGATGGGGATCAGCCGCCCCTTGCCGGCCGTCCGGTCCGGTTCTTCGACCCATTCGCTCTGTGATTTCTGATCTCTGATATGGGCGGCATCGTCGGCAGCGGTTCGAATGCCAAGCAGCAGAAGGCGGTTGGCTCGCTGCAATTCCAGACCTCGCAGCACGGCGGGGTAATCCCGCTCGTCTATGGAACAACGCGCGTTTCGCCAAACTTGATCGAGTACGGGGACTTTAAGGCGACGCCAGCGTCACGCCAAGGCGCCAAAGGCAAGGGCGGCGGCGGCGGCAAGGGTGGCGGCCAGCAGTACAACTACAGCGCTTCGGTCATTATCGGCGTGTGCCAGGGACCCATTGCCGGAATTGGAACCGTGTGGTGGGACAAGAACGTCGGTACGCTGTCGTCGCTCCCGGCTGCGCTTTACCTCGGCAGCGACGGGGAGGCGCCAGACCCTTATTGGCAAACAAACCACGCGGGCACGGCCCTCGGCTATTCCGGGACCGCCAATGTCGTCGCCAACAATTATGCGATGGGGAACACGGCGACCCTCCCAAACTTCTCGTTTGAAGTGTACGGTGTCCTGTCGCTCAGCGGCACAAATGCGCTTGACGCCAATCCGGCTTCAATCGTCTCAGACGTTCTGACCAATTCTCGCTATGGCGCGGGTTTCCCCGCCGCGAACCTCGCCGACCTGACCGTCTACTCGACATATTGCCAGGCGCTGGGGATCATGCTGTCGCCGATGCTCGACACGCAACAGGAAGCGCAGCAGCATCTTTCGGACATCGTCAAGATCACTAACAGTGCGATCGTCTGGTCGGGCGGGTTATTGAAGATCGTTCCCTATGGGGACCAGCCCTTGACCGGAAACGGAATCACCTATACGCCGAACACAACGCCTTTCTACAGTCTCAGTGAAGACGATTTCATCATCCAGGAATCGAGTGTCGGGACGAATTCCGGGGTTACGCCGGGCGGGCCGGCGCTGCGTACGGGTGCCAGCCCGATCACCGGTGGGTTCAGCGATGATCCCGTCCACATAGCACGGTCGACTCCAGCCGACGCCACCAATTCGATCCAACTGGAATGTCTCGACCGATCAAACGGCTACAACACCGCGATCGTCGAGGCCTTCGATCAAGCGTCGATCGACCTGTACGGCGTCCGCCGCGACAGTTCGCTTAAAGCGCGAGCGATCGTCGATCCCGCGAACGTGGGCCCGATTGTAGCCCAGCTTTTGCTGCAGCGCGCGTTGCTGTTTCGTAATACCTATACTTTCAAACTCGGCTGGAAGTATTGCCTGCTCGAGCCGATGGATCTCGTTCAGATCACAGACTCCCGGCTCCGCGCGTCGGCGCTGACGGTGCGCGTCACCGCCGTCGAGGAGGACGATGAGGGGATGCTCTCGATCACTGCGGAAGATTTTTTCGGCGGTTATTCGACTGCTGTGATTTATCCGAAACAGTCTAGTGGTGGATACGTTCCCAACTGGAGCTCGGATCCGGGCAGCGCGAACGCGCCAATAATATTCGAGCCGCCGGCTGGCCTGCTGACAGGCGGGCTCGAGATCTGGGTCGCGCTCTCGGGTGGCTCGAATTGGGGCGGCGCGCAAGTCTGGATCTCGAGCGACGGCAATTCCTACGCCCTCACCGGAACGGTAACCTCTCCGGCGAAGCAGGGGACGCTGATCGCCGATCTGCCGCCGCATTCCTCGCCCGATACGAGCGATACCCTCTCGGTCGATCTGACCGAAAGCCAGGGTCAGCTTGCCTCGGTCTCGGCCACTGATGCCGCGAATTTGGTCACCTTGTGCTATGTCGGCGGAGAGCTTCTCGCCTATCAGACAGCGACGCTAACCGCAGCCTATAAATATGACCTGTCGACGCTCTATCGCGGCGCTTATGGCAGCACAATCATAGATCATCCGTCGGGGGCGCAGTTCGTTCGGCTGGACGGATCTATTGGCCGGTTTTCCTATCCGAATAGCCTGATCGGCCAAACGGTTTATTTGAAGTTCCCCTCGATGAACATTGTCGGCGGCGGGCTGCAGAGCCTGGCCTCGGTCCCGGCATATACCTACCTGATCAGGGGAGCCGGGCAGGCCTCCTCGACTGTCGTTAGCGGCTATTATACCGGCAAGCCGACCGCAAACCTCGTGCTGCAGAGCTATGTGTTCGCCGCGTCGGTGACCTTCCCCGCCGGGCTTTCCGGGACGCGGGGCAACGCCGCGACAGCTGCGACCACAGCGGCGACGTTCAACATTCAAAAGAACGGCACGTCTGTCGGAACCATGGTCTTTGCCGCCTCGGCCAACACCGCGACGTTCATGATGAGCTCGGCGACGACTTTCAACGCCGGCGACGTGCTGGGCGTGGTCGCACCGGCGATGCCGGACGCAACACTGGCAAATCTGGCATGGACTTTCGTAGGGACCACCTGATGAAGCTCGAATCGTGGCATAGCACCGAAGATAAACGCCGCTGGAAAATCGTACGCACCGACGATTACACCGATGTCGCGGGCGAGATCATCACCGCGGACGAGACAACCGGCGAGTGTTGTGTGCACATCGGCGGCGAGACAAAGGCGCTGAGTTTCGGCCCGGGCGGGATCAGGATCGTCGGGAGGAGGCGATGAGCGGAGAGAGCGATGTTCTGCCGTGCGACTCCTGCCCGCACTCTGCCCCGCTCAGCGTCAGGCTCACAAAGATTGAGGATCGCCTCCAGCGTCTCGACGGTGCCCTGTTTGGAAACGGGATCAAAAAGGGCGTCATCGAGCACGTCGAGGACCTGGTGGACATTACCAAGGTCGGCCGCTCCACGTTCCGCGTCTTCATGTACGCCGGCGGCGCCATCGTCGCTCTGGCGACGGCGTTCACCCAACTCAAGCAGGTCGTCATGGGGAT